AGAACTTCTGGATCTCCTTCCGCAGCTTCCGCGCCTCGTTCGTCGCCACCTGCTCGTAGCCCTGGAGGAGGCTGTCGATCCGCTGCATGAACGCGTTCTTGCTCACCGGACTCATCACCTGCCCCTGCTGCATCGCCCCATTCAGGTACTGCATCAGCACCCCGATCCGGCCCGCAAAGTTCTGGCCCGGCTTCGCGGGGACCGGGATACCAACCAGCAGCGTCGGGATCGTCTTGGTCTCGTCCTCCAGTTCGTCCGCCGCCTTCTGGCCCGGATCCCGGAGCAGCCGCTTCACCAGGCTCGGGTCGTCCAGCTCCATGATGCTCTTGTCCAGTTCCACCTGATCCACCCAGGGCGAGTTCATGAACAACTGCTTCCGGTTGATGGCCTGCTGGATCATCATCTGCCGGCTCACCATGTCCATGCCGCCCTTCGGCTCCAGCTCATACTGATCGTGCAGCGCCACCGGGTCCGCCTCGAGCGAATCCTCCGCGAACCGATAGCGAAGGCTTTGGCTATCGTACTGCACGTACAAGCCCCACGCCTGCCGGTACAGCTTGCCCAGCGCCATGCGGAACAGCCGCGCCCTCAGATCCCCGCTCTGCATCGCCTGCGCGTTGATGCTCTGGATCTCGGTCGCCGTCCTCCGATCCGTCCCGCCCGACATGACGCTGGCCATCCCGTAATCCGGGCTCCCGATCCGGTTCTCCGCCACCGCCCGGGTCTGGTTCAACTCCGTATCGAAACTCACCGGCGGCTGCGGCATCTGCACCGGTGCCACGCCATACGGGAGAATCTGCCCCGGCTGGAACCTGAGATTGATGCTGTTCGGCAGCTCCCGCTCCGCCCGAAACAGCGGGCGGTTGTACAGCGTCATCGCGTCATGCTTGTGGTTCCACATCGAGGTCATGGACAGCTCGAACGGAGCCAGGATCTCGCACACCCCACGCGGGCTGAACCAGCCCTTGTCCTTGATCTCGTACGGGAAATCCACGAAGGGCAGTTGGCCATGGTCATAGGGCAACTCCATTGGATCCCGCAGATCCAGATCCACCGCCGCCGGACTGTACAGATACACCTCCCACACCCCGTCATCCCGCTTCCGATACACCTCCCACACGATCACCCCATCGGTGTTGCTCGTGTACGTGATGCCCTCGCGCAACTGCTTCGCATCATTCTCCTCCGCAGCCCCCGGAATATTGTCGTCCTCCTGCGGATTCCCCCTGATCTTCTCGATCGTCTTCGAGTCCGCTTTCCACCCGAACTGGCCAGCCATCCGCTTGTACGCATTGACACTCATCGGCATCACATGCACCGCCCAGTCCGCATCCTGCAAATCCGTGGTGTACGGCGGCACCACGAAATACATCGGGTCCACCGCCTCGAACCCCACCCGCTTGTCCCCCGGATTCCAAAAACACTTCATCACCCCACGCCCGCTCATCAGCGTGTAGTCCACCCAGGAGAGCACCTCATCCACGAAGTTGGTCTTCTCCCGGATCTTGTAGTTGAACCAGTCCTCCGCGACCTTCGTGTACGCATTCAACTGCTGGCGCATCGGCACAAAGCTGGCCACGACATCCATCCCAAGCGCCTGCTGGAGGAACAACGGCTTCAGCTTCTCGATCGCCGTATCGATCAGCGGCCAATGCAGATCCGCCGCCTTCGGCCAGGGCTTGTTCGTCCGCCGCAACCCATGGTGCCGCAACTCGTACCACCGAGTCTGCCGCAACTCCCACGGGCTCCGCTGCTCGACAGCCATCACGATCTGCCCCTGCAACGCACTCCGCTGTTTGTCACTCATCATATCTCGCCTCCTCTTATCCCCCCACCTCGCAACCCGCAAGCGCAACCCCCTCCGGCTCGATCGCGCCCAGCTCATCCTCCATCCGCTCGAGGAGGCTCCGCCCATCCTCGCCCACGGCCTTCAAATACTCGTCCATCCGCTTCCCGCCACCACCACAGAAGGCCAACACAACCGCATCCGCCCGATCCGGACTGTTCAACCCCCTCGCCCGCAACTCATCCTTCCCCTCCAGCGTCAACTTCCCCTTCCCATTCGTCCGCACCTTCCGACTCACGAACTGTTGGAGGAGCACCTCGTCCGTACCCACCGGCCCAAGATTCACCTTCCCCTCCTCCACCATCCGCCCGAACTCGATCCACATCTCCGCCGCACGGTTCACGAACTGATCATCCCGTATGGCCCGCTCCCCGAAATTCACCCTCCGCACATCCCAGCCCTCCGCGCGGAGCGCGTCGCACATCACCACGCCCATGCCGCCTACGTCGGCATAGATATCCTCAGCCTTCAGCTTCCACTTGCGAAATTCCGCGATGAACCGCCCCACACTCGCCATCGTGTCCTTGTCCCGCCAGCGGACCAGACCCTTCACCGTGTTCCCCTGGCGCACCACCATCACGCTCTCGTCCCCGCCAGCCGAGAAATCACACCCAGCCGTCAGCCGATGCCCCTCCGTCTCCTCCTTCGGCGGGCCACTCACCACCCTCTGCCAGTCGGCGGTCCTCACAGCCGTGAGACTCCCGTCATCCTCCATGAACTCCGCGTAGATCATCGAGCGCACCAACGGATGACCCTCGCCCCAGCGGGCTATCTGCTCCTCTATCCACTCCTTCCGGATGTGCGGACAATCAAACGCCGTCACCGTGAACGTCTGCCACTTGCCATCGTTCCGCCTGAAGACTTCGTAGAAGTACCCGGAGGAGCCCCCGGGGCTGCTCATCAACAACGTCCGCGTCGGCTGACACCGCTCCATCGACTGGAATATCCCGTCCGGAACCGCCTTCGCCTCGTCAACCACATACATCAAGTCCTGACTCGGCCCCTGCACATGCCAGCCCTCAGCCTTCTCCGGGTTGCTCGCGCTGAACCCAATGCACCGACTCACCAGCTCCTGACCATCCACCCTCTTCGGATACACATACCGGATCTCCCCATCCTTGATCGAGAAGCCATTCTCCTCACCTCCCAACCCATTGATCATCTTCCTCAAATGCGGCCACAACGCATCGGCCACCTGTCGGTACACACCCGCCGTGCACACCACCAGACTCCCCGGCCAACGAATCATGTGCCAGACCACCGCTGACGCCGCGACCATGCTCGTCTTGCCCGAACCATTCGCGGCTTTGAGGGCCACCTTCGCATGCTTCTCGTTCAAAGCACCCAACACCGCCTCCTGCCAGGGGTACACTTCACGTAGGCCAAGCATCATCTTGGGGAAGTTCTTGAGCTGCTGAGCCTCCTCCAAGAGCTTGCGCTGCTTCCACGCAGGGATATGCGAGCCCATCCCCAACGAAGGAGATCGTTTGCGCTTGATTTGCTTGACAGGCATAAAATTGGGGTCGTGGCGGGGAGGGGGTATACAGGTAACACCCACCCCCCTCTTGGGGGTCCTAGTCCCCCCGTGGTCTATTTGCTGCCTCCGAATGCTCCGAGTAGTGCACCGGAGACACTCAGCTCCTTCCCTCCCTTGCCAGTGTGCTCAAGCTGGGCGCGGGCAACGTAGCCACGGGTTCGTTCAAGCATCCATCCAGCCGATTGCCAGTTCGCTTCCCCGTTGATGATGCGGCGTTGAAGGGTCAATTCCCCTTCTGCTCTCGCTTGGTCAAGTTCCATCTGGAAGGCAGGGTTTGCGTTGATCCATCGGGCCCATTGCGTCTGGTTACCAGCGGGGAAGCCGCAGAGGATTGCGATGCGATCGATCGGCATGCCGTATTGCGCCGCTTCCAGCGCCTTCCTTTTTACCTCATCTGACAGGCGCATTTTGGTGCCTTTCTCCGGCCTTGCCCGGAGCCTAGGTTTCTCCCCCTTTCCAGCTTGGATGACCGCTGTTTCCTTCCCCTTTCCCATGCCGTCACTTTGCCGTGCAAAGTAACCCGGCGAAACATTTTGCTTTTTCCTGTTGCATCCCGTCGCATCCCGTCGCATCCTGTCGTCCGTGCTCCCACTAGTCGGAGCCTCCAAAACACCATGCAAACCCTCAAAAACCTACTCATCGCGCTCGCCTTCCTCATCGGGGCCGCGCTTGTGATCACCGCCTTGGCGCTCTGCTTCGTGGAGCTTTTCATCGGGGGTGCCCTTTGATCCTAATCTCCCGCACCTTCGAAGTCGTCACGCCTGAATCCGCTGAATATGGGGAATCCGATGACGCCGGATTTATCTGTCAATCGGAGCCGGTTTCCTTCCGAGAACTGGTCGATTTGATGCGCGCGCACCCCGTGGCTTCGTCCTATCCTTGCGCCGGTTCCCGTCACGACTGGCTTTCGTCCTATCCTGAGGAGGACTTCCGAGACTGTTCAAACCGGACCGAATCCCTTCATTACGACAAGTCGAATCCCCGTTCCAAGGATAAGTACTGGCGCAAGGCAATGGTGATTGCCGGAATCCGGGTCCGCTGATTCCCCGCGCTTCCCTATCGGGCGACCGGTAGGGAATGGCGGGCGATCAAATCCGATTCCCGATCACACAAAAAACAATCCATGACTAAAAACGAAGAGATTCAAATCGTATCCGCCGCCGCCGATAGTCTCGGCCCCGATTCCTACTGCGGCTCCTGGTTGCGCGATCAAATCCCATTCATCGAATCGGATATCCGATCGGACGTTGAACCTGGGATCCTAGCTTCCGCTTCGCTGCAGGAATGGACGCGCCGTTGCGCGGAAATGCGCGCCGATGCCATCCGCGACCGCGACCGGATCCTTTCCGATGCGCGCAAGGAAGCGGATCAAATCCGCGCGCAAGCGGTCCGGTTTAATGAATTACAACGGGATGAATTGAAGCGGACGTTGCGCGCGATTCTTGACCGGATTTCCTGATCCCCCGCGCGAGGCTATCGGCAACGGTAGCCTCTGGCGGGCGATCAACGCCCGGTTCAAAATCATGCAAGCCATACATTCAAAGTATCTACCCGCCACCGACACTCGGGGGTCCCGCATTAAAGCGACCTGCGAGCGGGGCTCGATCACGATCCCGTACCCTCATGAGCTATCCGGTGACGAGGTCCACCGGGAAGCGGTCCGCCAGCTTGTCTCCCGCTTCTGCTCCGAGGATCTGGCGACCTACGGGACACCGATGCAGACCAATCCTTGGAACCGTCCTTTTGCCACCGGCGGTCTTCCCGATGGAACCTGCGCCCATGTCTTCATCCTTTGAACCCAACCTATGAAATACACTCTTCACGACACGTTCAACCGGACCCTTATCTCTCGCCATCGGACCCTAGAGGGTGCGGTGAAAGCCGATCTTGCCCATGCGCGTGCGGTGCGGCGTCACAACGGTCCTACGTCATACATTCCTACGGAAATCCGATGCGACGGGAAGCGCCTGGACGACGATCAGATGGAATCCATGCAATCCATCAGCTATTGGATCCAGACTGGGGGCGCCCGATGAGCGACCTCTTTCGCGCCGTCGGTTGGCTTCTGCTCGGCCTTTTGTGTGCCGCCTCTATGGTGTCCATCGCCCTCGCCGGGAGCCTAGCCTCCGCCTAAGGTTCCCCGTTCCCCTTGCTCGCCCCGTAGGTTTCGGCCTGCGGGGCTTTTCGTTTTCTAGCGGGCCATGGATCCCCCTTCCCCTTCGCCCTTCGCCCCCCGCGTCCAGGTCGCCCCCCCCATCGGACACGCCATGTCCGACCCCATGCCCCTCTCCCGCCCTCCCGCCCATACCCCATACGAAGTTCGGAATTCGGAAATTAGAAATGCTAATGCCGTGGCACCGGATGATGGAGCGGTTGGGAGTGGGCCAAAGACCCCAGCCGTTCGCCCGTGGATGGAGCGGGATCGAGTGGAATCCCCCGCCCACATTTTCCTGCTTGACGCCTGAGCATGGAGCGGTATGGTGGGTGTTGCAACAACGACCCTATGGACACATGGATACTTCCAAAGCAGTTACACACATTGGCCTGTGCGCTGGATACGGCGGCATTGAGCTTGGACTCAAACGAGCAGTCCCAGATCTGCGCACAGTCGCTCTTTGTGAGATCGAAGCCTTCGCCA